AGCACAGTTTCATGACAGCAGGCTTACGCCGTAGGCCGTCAGGGCTTTGTCGAGCTTCTTGCGCTGCGCGTAGTCCTTAACGATTTCAACCTTGGATTGTGTTTGCAGGACCTCCTCAGAAGCCCGTACAGCCCGCTCGGGGGTCCAGGCTGGCTCGATACTCACGAGGTCGAGCTTGGCCGCCAGCGCTTGCTCCTGGAGCCCTGCCCGCAGGCTTCGCCAGTCCGCCAGATCGCGCCGCCGCAGATGCACGCGGAGCTTGATCTGCGCCCCCTCCGGCAGCAGCGGTAGCATCTCTCCCGAACCAATTTCTACAAGCAGTTTCTGTTGAAACGGGAAATGCAGGTCCTCGCTCCCGGTTGCGGATAGAAGGACACAGCGCGGTTTGTACAAATCGCCGAATTTGATCGGATACGGCGCTCCGACATACTCGATCTTCTTGCCGACCTTTTGCGGCGTATGGATGTCGCCCGACCAAACCCGGCCCGGATAATCTTTGAAGACGGATGGAGGAATGCCGTTCAACTTCGTTCCGTTCTCCGAGAGACAGCCGTCATAGGTTTGATGGGTCAGGATGTACTCCGGTTGTTTGGTCTCTTGGGCTTGTCTCTTGAACAACTCTCCGTCCCGCGTGCATGGGATAAAGAGCGCAGAGAAATCGTGAAAGAAATGCAGCGTCGGCGTGTTGATGTAATTGATGTCGGGCGGGCGATGCAGGAAGCGGAAGAAGGGATGCTGCTCGTCGATGAAGTCATGATTGCCTCTGAGAATGAACACGCGCCCGACCTTGGCAAGGGTCTTGAGATTGGCGACGAGGCGGTTGACGAGGATGCTGTCATGGCGGTCCTTGGCGTCGGTCAAATCGCCCAGGATCGCAATGTCGTCGATGCGTTTCTCCCGCATCTGCTGGCAGAGCCAGGGGAACAGCTTCCAGCGGTCCTCGTCGCGCGGCTTGCTGGTCAGATGCAGATCGGCACAAAGCAGCAGGGTCATGGATCGTCGTCCTCCGTCTTGCACAGATCATGAAACCAGGACACGCGGATGGTCTGTTCGTCAGCCAGGGCCAGCGTCGTCAGAAAGTAGGTGACCGGATACAGCCGCCGCAGCATCGTAAAGCCCATATGGCTGCTCAACAGCAGCGTGCCGAAATTGTTCTGCTTGGCGATCAGCAGCGGATGCCGGTCGGTCGCCTCCGCTTCCTCGGCGAGTTTCGCCCAGAAGCGATGCAGCCTGCCGCGTCCCTTGAGCAGCGAGCCTTCCAGATCGAGGCGTTTGAGATGCTTGCACTCGATCAGGAACAGCTTGGTCAGATGCTGCGCCTGCTTATGCTTCGTGATGCAAGCGATGTCGCCGAGCTGGGCCTCGTTCTTGACCCCCTTGCGGCGTTGCAGCGTCGAACGCCCGCCGGACATGCTCGTGCGCCAGAAATGCGTTTCCTTGCCTTCGGGATCGACGAGGCGGGACAGTTTCTCGCAGGTCCAGCGCTCGAAGGCGCTGCCCTTGGCATTCCCCCCGCCTCGTTTCATCAGCTATGCAAGCCTTCGCGGAAGCGCTGCTGCATTTGGCCCAGCGGATTGCGCTGCGGACGGCCTGCCTTGAGCCGCAGCTCGCCTTTCGAGGCGTTGGGCTTGCGGACATGGACAGGACGCGGCTTGGGCTGCGCCAGCGGCTCCAGCGCCAAGCGCAGGCCGACGGCGTTGAGGGCCTGCTCGACCGCGATCAGGGCCGGTTCGCGCCGCCGCTGTTTCCAATGGCCCAGCGTCTCGCGAGCCATGCCGGTCTCGGCAGCGATGTCTTGCAGCGTGATGCCTTGCTTGCTCGCCTCCTCGAACAGCCGCACCAGGATGGGATGCAGCGTCGCGCGCTTGGGAATTCCGGGTCTGCCTTTCATGTGTATTTACTCCTTGACGGTTTCATGGCGGCTTCGCGCTCGTGCCAGACCGAACGCACCGCCGCATTGATGACGGCGAGATGCTTGTTATAGTCCTCGTTTCGCATCGTCGTACAGCTTTTGATCAGCTTCTTGGCGTCGCTTTCCGAGAGGTCGGCGGCCTTGGTCCGGGCCGTACTGATGAGAAACTCCGTGCTGGCGATCAGGTCCTCGATACCATATCCGAAATAGATCGGAAACTCGCATTCTCTGAACGCGGGCGCGACTTTGTTCTTGTCGCATTTGACCCGGATGCGGACCCCGTAGGCCATGCGGTCGCCCATCACGATGCGGTACAGAGTTTCGACATGGGAAACATATATGGTCTGCGAGGAGTAGAAATCCAGCGCCTTGCCGCCGCTGCGCGTCGTCTTGCGCCCGAAGGCGACGCCGATATTGGCCCGCACCTGGGAGATGATGCCGACCGCGATATGGGCCTGCTCGATCTTGCGCACCGAACGCCGGAACAGCTCCGACAGCTTCTTCGATTTGCCGCCGCCATAAGAGGCCGCGTCGAACTCGCGCTTTTGTTCGCTCTCGTCCGTCAAGGCATCCAGGCTGTCGAGGATGTACAGCCCCGGCGTCCGCTTGCTCAGGGCAATATCGCATTGCTCGTTGAGGTCCTCGTAGAAATCCTCGATGGTGTCGAAAGGCCGGTCGCCGACGAAGGAGATGCGTTTGACCGGCATGCCGATGGAAGCGGCGTATTGCTGATCGAAGGCCGCCTCGGCTTCCCTGTAGCACATGCGTCCGGTTGGATATTTGCGGTTGAAATTGGCGCAGGCTTCGATGGCGAGCAAAGTCTTTCCCGTGCTCTTGTCGCCGACGATGTTGAAGATACGGCCCAGCGGCCAGCCGCCCCCGAGCATCAGATCGAGCACGGTACAGCCGCTGCTGACAAAGGCGATGTCCTCGGAGGGCGGCGGTTTGCCGCCCCCCTTGGTTTTGCGTACGGGCCGCATGGCCTATCCTAATACGGGATTTCGTCCTCGTCCTCGTCCCGCGCCCGGCGGCGGGGCCGCTCGCGCGGCTCGGCCTTGGCGTCATCCGCCTTGCCGTTCTTGTCCGCGCCGGATTTCAGCTTGTTGACCCGCTCGCGTGCCGCCTCCGAACGGGTCTTTGCTTCAGGAGCAGGATCGGCTTCGTCGGCTTCGTCTTCTTCCGCTGCTTCTCTGCCCCGGCGGCGAGCTGGCTTAACGTCAGCGTCCGCTTCAGCCTTGCTTCCAGAGCGTCGATGTACGTTCTCCGGAATATCCTCAGCTTCCGCATCAGCGGAATATCGTCCAGCGCGTTCAGGCGGATGACGATCACGCCTTTCGTCAGCATCGTCCCGGCCCGCTCTTGCAGCGGGTCTCGCGTCGTCATCGCGGTCAGCGCGTTCGCGCCGTGCCGGTCTGTCGTCATCGTCGTCGCCGTTCTGTGCGCGGCGGCGGTCTTCGTCTTTCTTTGGGGTCTTGGCACGATACACCTTATCGAGATATTTATAGTCTTCGAAATGCAACGTGTCCGGCAGCGGGTTCTCCTCGATAAAGGCGAGCCATGCCTTCTGCGTCTTGGGGTTGTCGCTGATCGGAGAAGAACGCCGGGCGATCTTGACCCCGACCCATTTGGTTTGGATGCCCTTGCCCTCGCGGCTGAAGCTGATGTCATAGCCGTCATCGGGATGATCGATGGGCAGCAGGCCCTCCTTGCCGTCGAGGGACAAGGATTGAATCTCGCGCTCGATGGTCCAAGGCAGCGCCCAGAGCATCGGCCCTTCGCGCTCGTTGTCCCGGTCGATGACGAAGCAGAGATAGCGCAGCGTCGGCTTCAAGGGATCGGGCTCGCCTTCCTGCAAATTCTGCTCCGCGCGGGCCTCGCAGATCGGGCAATCGCCCTGCTCCATGCGTTGCAGGCAGAGATACGTGCCTTTATCCGGCCCGATATTGTAATGGACGTAAATCGGAATGCTCCAGTTCTTACCCCATCTATCGATGTCGATGTCATAGGCGGGCGGCAGGATGCGAAGCGTATGCGATTTGCCGACCCTTAACATGGGAATGGCCGAATCGGTATAGCGGTCGAAGGAGCCGCCTTGCTGTTCGGCCCGCTCCCGTACGTCCTTAACGTCACGGCCTCGGTAACGAAACTCTGTACTCATTCCTTGGGTTCCTTTTCTTCGATCAGTCGCATCATGTTTTTAAGGTGCTCGAATTTGGATTTATACCAGCCCAGCGAGGCTGCCCGTCCTAGTGCATAGGCCAGTCCGAGGGCGAAGACACAGCCCAGCAGGACCAGCATCGTCTCGGCGATGATGCATAGGATCAGCATGCTTTAGCTCTCCCAGGAGCCCCGGCGTTGCGGTCTCAAGCTGCGGGCGCGTTCGGCTCTATCGTCCTTCTGATACTCGCGGGCCTTGCCGCTCGATTCCCGGCTGAAGTAGTTGGCTTGATACAGGTTGCCCATATTGGTCATGGAATAGCCGCGTGCTTCGATGGTCTTGACCGCGCCGGACCAGTCGTTCCTGGTCCGCTCGCGGGCGATTAAGCGGCGCTCGGCTTCCATCATCTCCGGGTTCAAGGCGATCTGCATCTTGATCTGGGTTTCTGACATCTTCTCGTTGCGTTCGGCAGCTCCGGCGCGCAACTCGGCGTCCAGTCTGGCATACAGTTCCTCGGCTTCGAGCTTGGCGAGGCTTCTGGCTTCTTCGGCAACGGCGTAGCTTTGGGTTGCGTCATGCATCAGTTGCAGCTGCTTGATGTTGTCATCGTCGAGCGTGTACTTGCTGATCTCGGCATATTCTCTGAGGTCTTCAATCGTCATGGGCATTTCAGGTTCCTTGCTTTGCTAGGTCTCAAGACTAAACATACTGCGGTCATAAAAGCACTTTGGCGCAGGCGACCAGAACCGGCGCAAAGCCGCTTCCGGGCGAGAAGGGTGTACTGATGAAAGCGGATAAAACCTCCGCCGCCAGCCCGGCGTCGCGCGGGTTGGCCGCGCCGAGCAGGACCTTGCTCATATAGGCGCAGACGACGGCCTTGATGCTCTCCGGATTGGTGCTTTGCAGATCGCTCAGGATGGGTTTGACCCGGAGCCAGGGCTCGCGCTTGGCCAAGGCCCGGCAGAGGTCGATGACCTCGCTACTATCGACGGCGGATTTGAGCAGCGCGGCAGCGTCTTGACGGCCTTGCGCGTGCAGGCACATACCGAGGTTGACGATGGCTTGACGCGGCGACCCTCCGGCTTCTCTGGCGCAGAGGTCGAGGATGCCGTCCTCGATGGTCAGCCGTTCTTTCTCGACGATCCCGTTGAGCAGCTCGAACAGCGTATCCTGATCGACCAGCCGCAGCTCGAAGGCCGTGCAGCGGGTTTTGATGTTGGCCGGGACCTTGCCCAGCTCGGTCGTGCAGAGGAACCAGTAGAGCCAGGGCTGCGGCTCCTCCAGGGTCTTCAGCATGGAGGCCCAGGCGGCAGCGGACAATCTATGGGCCTCGTCGATGATGATGGCCCGGTTGCCGCCGCCGAGCGGCTTCATCAGATTGGTCGCGACGATCTCGCGCATGTCGTCGATGCCGGTATAGGTCGCGGCGTCGAATTCGATGATCGACTGGCCGGGGACACAGCCCAGCCCCAGGGCGCAGAGGCGGGCGAGCGTCGTCTTGCCGGTCCCGGACGGGCCATGGAACAGGAAGGTCTGGCTGCGCTTCTCCTTGAGGACCGCTTGCAGCGCGGCAATGACGAGGTCCTGGCCGACGACCTCCTGAAAGCTCTCCGGGCGGTACTTTGTATGCAAGGTCATAGACAAGAACTCCCGTGTATGCAGGGTCATGGACAGCGATGGTAGGGATGGCCGGGTTCGAACCGGCGACCTGACGGTTATATGCCGCCTGCTCTGCCAACTGAGCTACACCCCGTTACTTCCAATCGTCGCTTGAGGCAACCAGACATTCTTTCATGTCCAACAGGTTCGGGCCTATCGCGACTTCCAAGGTCATCGGGATGTTGACCCAGGGAAAGGTCACGTTCAACATCTCGGTGACGATCTTCTGTACATATACATCGATGTTACTCTCTGGCAAGAGGAAAGTCAGGTCGTCATGGATTTGCGCGATGGGCTGATAATGCCAATCCCCGGTTTGCGCGGCATGACGCGAGAGCTGGTTCATGCCGCGCATGACGAACAGCGCCTCCAGACTTTGAATGGGCGAATTGATGATCTCGTTCTTGGATAGGGGCGCATGATGGCGGAAGCCAAAGAGGTCTTCGACGTAGCCATTGCGGTTGTAGAATCTGATCAACTCCTCGTGCCATTGAAAGACCCCGGCGAACATCTTTTCGAAGGCGTTGAATTCCGGCTCTATGACATTGACCGGAATATGCAGTTCCTCGGCGACCCGCTCCATGCGGGCTCCGAAGAACAGCGGAAAGGTCCATTGGTTCTTGATGTCGGCACGGAATTTCTTCAGCACCTTCTTGCCCGCCTCGTCCTTGAAATTGGTGACGTTATCGACGCGGCGCGGATAGGCCTTGGCAATGCGTTCGGCCCAATAGCCATGCACGTCGAAGCGTTCCCATAAGGCTTGACAGAATTGTTTATCTTGGGAGGACATGGCGATGCCGCGTGCCTGTATCTGGCCATGGTCGGCGGAACAAAGCAGCAGACCTTCCGGAGCTTCGATCTGGGCGCGCACTTCCTTGCCGTCTTCGTCGCGCTTGGGGATGTTCTGGCAGTTCGGCTCGTCGGCGGAGAGGCGCTTGGTCCGCACCTTGACGGTATTGAAATTGGGATGCAGCAGCCCATCGGGCCAGACAATCGTCTTCTTCTCGTTGTTGCGGTAGATATAGGTGCTCAGGCGCTTCGAGGCCTTGCGCAGACGCAGGATGTCAAAGCAGATGGGCAATCCGATCTGCTTCAGAACTTCTTCATCGACGGCGAATTTATGATCCCGCCCCGGCAGCTTCGACAGGCCTTCATTGTAGCCGAGGACATGACGGAATAGCTTGACGCAATGATCGTCGGAGAGCGGCTTGAACTCCTTGATCCCTTCCTTTGCATAATGCCTGCGGAATTGCTTGAGCTGCGGCGCGGCCATGACATCGGCGCGGGCGGCCTCGATCTGCTGCTCGTATTTGGTTGCCAGCGTCGCCGCGATCTGCGGATTGACCGGGATGCCGCGTAATTGCGTCAGGACGCAGGACGGCACGCGAGCGATCATCTCGTCATAGAGATGCTCGAACTTGCGCTGCTTGATGATCTCGTTCTGCATCTGCCAGAGCAGATAATGATATTTGGCGTCCATCGCATTGTAGCTGAGCACGTCCTCGATGGGCTCGTTATCGAGCTGGAGCTTGTTCAGCGGCGATAAGGCCTTCAGATCGAAGCCGAAATATTGCTGCACGAGGAAATCCAGCGACATCGCGCCGGAGCGCTCGTCGATGACGGCGGCTTGGGTCTCCGTGCCGCCCCAACGCCCGGCATAGACAACGTCCCAGCCATAGCGGTCGGCGAGCCATTCCATTTCGAAGCGCAGGAAATGCACGATCTTGCGCACCTTGCTGTGCAGGAATTCCCGGATCAAGTCGCGCAAGTGCTTGAGGTCGGAGCGGCTCCATTTGGCCTGCTTATGCCCGAGCGCGACGGAGAAACTGTTGTCGCGGGAGCCGATGGCCAGGGTCAATATCTTGGACCCTTCCGCATACGGACGATAGCCCTTGGTTTCAAGGTCGAGCCCAACCTCCTCCTGCTTCATGGCCCAGCGCAGCTGACTTTCGACCCGTTGCAGATCGCCTTCCTTGTTGCCGTAGGCGAATTCGACGCCGTATCCGGCAACCTCGCGGTCATGCACTTCGGGCTCCGGCAGGCTGTCGATCTCGGCGATGGCTTTGGCCAAGTCCGATCTGAAGACGCGATGCAGGCTGTCCTTCTTGGCCTCGTGCGGCTCGTGCAGGATCGAGGCGGGATGCTGCATGGGATAATACCAGCAGACATGCCCGTCGATGTTGACCGGCGTTCTCCTGCCCCTCCAGGTCATGATGCCGGAATGCTGCGTTGCCCATTTCAAGGCGATGTTGCCGAAGCCGAGGATCGCCTTGGGCTTGCTCGCAGCGATGTCTCCGGCGACGGAAGGACGGCAGCATTCGATCTCGATGGGGGTCGGGTCTTCGTTATCCTTGGGCCGGGTCCGTACGACGTTGTTCCAGCGGATTTGCGGCAAGAGATACTCCGGCAATTCCTCGCGCAGGACCTGTCCGGACGCGCCGATGAATTGCTGATTGTCCCGGTCCTCGTCCCGGCCCGGCGCTTCGCCGAGCACATAGATCAAAGGCCGTTCCGCGCCTTGCGCCGGAATGTGCGGATGCCGGTTCTCCTTGAGCTTGTCCAAGGGACAGATGCGGCATTGCAAGCGATGCAGCAATGCCAGTGACGGTTCCTTGTTGTGCCGCCGTGCGGCTCCGATGCCGCTTGCGAACCAGCCCATGCGTCATGCCTCGCTATGATTGGCGACCAGATAGATCACGTTCTTGCCGGTCAGGACAACGCCGTTTTCGGTGAGGCCCATGCGCTCCGCCAGCGGCAGGACGCGCTTGAGGCGTTTGGGCACGACGAGCGCGGTCTTGTCCTGCGGTATCTCGTCCAGTTTGGTGCTGTCGTTCAATGCTTCATGCTTGGTCTTCGCCGCTACGCGCAAAGTCCCGTCCTTGATCTGGAGCTGGGCCGCGATCAGCTTCTCCGGGTGATGCTCGAAGATCAGCAAGGCGCGGTCCAGCATGGTCTCCAGGCGGGGCGGGATGGTGAACAATTGGACGGATTTCATCTCGGCCTCCAGCGTACGCTGAAAGTCATGCGGCTTGGGGCTGAAGATCAGGCGGGAGAACAGCTTGATACCTTTATCGGTTTCGGCGAGAGCCTCGTTCGCGGTCAGATATAGGGTCGTCCCGTCCGTGCCGATGTCGATCAGCTGCTTGGCGAAGGCAGCAGGCAGGATGACCCGCAAGCCTTGCTTGAAGGGCCATTGATCGCAATTGTGCTTCATCGTCGCGAAGGCCATGGTATTCGAATCGGTCGCGAAGAACCGCAAGCTGTCATGCAGCGCGATGGAGATGCCGAGCTGGTCCGGGAGCACGGCCTTGCTGCTGAGAGCGGGCAGGCAGGCTTTGAGCGCCTCATAGAAGCTCAGGGACAGGCGGAAGGGCTTGGCCTTGCCCTTGGGCAGCTGGTACACCGCCCGGTCGGCGGGCAGCAGCGCCAGCGTGACGCGGAAGCGTCCGGATTTGAGCAAGACCTCGTCCGGGTTGTCCTGTTCGATCTCGATCTGCTTGGCCGTTGCGTTCTCCAGCATGCCGAGCAGCAGCGTGCCCTTGACCCCGCCGACGAGGCCGCTGGCGAAGGGAACCTGGATGCCGATGACATCGTCGTACGCGGTCAGGGTCGCGCCGTCCGAGAACAGGAAGGTCAGTTCCTGAATGATCGATTTGTCGGCTATCGCAGGCTTGC